CTCGAACGTCACAGCGACGTTGACCGATTTTGTAGCGCCGGAATACACCAGTCTTTTCGATCAGCAAAAAGTCAACTACGACGAACGGCAAGAACTCGTTGAGGTCGTGTCAAACGCGATTGGTCGTCGTGCTGATCAAATTAAGATTGACGCACTCGATGCGGCAAGCTCGCCGCAGACGGTCGCCAACAGCATTGGTGGCAGTAACACGAATTTGAACTTTGCAAAAATTCGTGAAGCGGCCAAAAAGCTAAACGCCAAGAACGTCCCGGCGACAGATCGTTTCCTGATCATTCACGCTAACGGACTTGCCAACCTGCTCAGTGAAGAGCAGGCGACCAGCGTCGATTATGTATCAGCGCGTGCGCTTATGAGCGGAGCGGTGGACCAGTATATGGGTTTCACCGTTATCGTGATGGGCGATATGGACGAGGGCGGTCTTGCCATCGACGGCTCAAACGACCGCACTTGCTACGCGATGCACAAGTCCGCACTCGGGTACGCCGAAGGCATCGGAATCAAAACCGAAATCAACTATGTGCCTGAGCGGGCAGCGTGGTTGACGAACTGCATGCTTTCAGCAGGGGCGGTGGCAATCGATGACAACGGAATCGTTCGCATAACAACCCGCGAGAGCTAGGAGATAGCGAATGGCTTATGATGCAGATGGATTGAACCTTATCGGTGGCGGCAACAAAGCCGGTAATGCTCCACAGATATGGTCGTACTCAACCACCGACGCGCAGTCGGTTGTGAGAGCGGCCAACTACTTTAACAGCGCAGCCGACTTGTTGAAGGTCAACGATGTTATTCTCGTTGCTTCAGCGACCGGCGGCACGCCCGTGCTGACGTGGACATATGTCAACAGCAACACTGGCACAGCAGTCGATACCGTTGACGGTCTAACGATTACGGCGACCGACAGCGACTAATCCCAGAGTCGGCGATCCGCAACGTCGCCGACATTCCCGCGACGGGGGCAGGTCTCTTCCAGCCTGCCCCCAAGCGCCGGAGAAGCAATGGCTACTGACGACACCGAGGTCACGATCTGCTCGCATGCTCTCCAATTGCTGGGAGAAAGTGCGATTTCGTCGTTTAGTGACGGGACGACGAGCGCCAATCTAAGCGCGGAACTTTACCCGCACACTCGCGATAGCCTTTTAATTAAGTACCCGTGGTCGTGGTCTGTCAAAAAACAAGACCTAGCGAGATCTGCTACCGCCCCGGTCAATGAATTTTCGTTTGCATACCCGATGCCGAGCGACAGTCTGACCGGCGTACCTCGCGCTGTGTTCAACAGTAGCGACGTGGGCGCTGTGCCGATCACTGCTGGTTGGGAAGTCTATGAGCAGGCAATTATTACTGATCAGGAAAACATAACGATTGACTATCAATTCCGCCCGCTTGAGCAGGTGATGCCGTCGTATTTCGTGCAGCTTCTCAAATACGTGATGGCGAGCATTCTCGCGGAGCCGGTCACTGACCAGACGCAAAAAGGCGCGTATTTCCATCAACTCGCATACGGTTCGCCAGCAGAGGGCGGGCGTGGCGGATACTTTCGGCAAGCTGCAGCCGTTGATGGAATGGGCAGCGGCACCTCGTTCATACAAGACTTCCCGCTAATCGATACACGGCTGACCCTTGCATGAGCCGGGTCATCAAAGTGCAAACGAATTTCGCGGTCGGTGAGATCAACCCGGAACTGCGCGGTCGTATTGATCTGAGACAATACGAGAGTGCACTAGAGCGTGCGCGTAATGTCATCTGTAAACCGCAGGGCTCGATTGAGCGCAGACCGGGTCTGAAGTTTTTGTTTCAAATACCGACATCTGCCTCGCCGCAAAATGGCGTGCGTTTGGTGCCCTTTCAGTTTTCCACCACGCAAACGTACATGCTCATTTTCGTCGGAACGCGCATGTACATTTTTCGCGAGGGCACGCAAGTCACTGGCATCAACGGTGGTAGTGATGACTTCCTCGACGTGTCTTCAAGCGTCAGTGGCGTCACTGACGGGGTGACATCTGCGCGACTGCCTAACCTGTGGTACACGCAGAGCGCTGACACGTTGTTGCTGTTCGAGGAGACGATGACGCCGCTCAAGATCGTGCGCGGAGACACGCACTCAACGTGGACTGTCAGCGATCTGACTTTTGATTTCATACCGAAATTTGCTTTTACAATAACGGAAACGAACCCAGCAGCGTCACTCACGCCGTCAAAGGTAGACGGTGCAATTACGCTGACGGCAGGCTCTGCAGTATTTCACGACGGTGACACCGGTACAGCACAAGCCGGTGCAAGCGCAACAATCACGCTGCAGTCGGGCGCACTCAGCACAGACGACATTTACAACGGGTCTACCATCCGCATCACGGGCGGAACCGGCAACGGTCAGACCCGCATCATCTCCGACTATGTCGGCAGTAGTAAGGTTGCGACAGTGTCATCTGCGTGGACGACGCAGCCCGACGCTACGTCAACCTACACAGTCAGCAGTGTAGTTAACCAATACTGCGAGAACATTAACAACTTTGGCCGTGCACGCATTGTCAGCTTTACCTCAACGACTGTTGTTGAGGCGCAAGTCGAAATTCCGTTTTTTAATACGTCTGCAATCTCTTCCGGCGATTGGGTGCTGGAAAGCGGATACGAGGATGCGTGGAGTACCTATCGCGGATGGCCGCGCTCCGCAGCGTTTCATGAGGGCCGTCTGCTAATCGGTGGCGCACAGAACTTGCCGACGACAATATGGGGCTCTCGGGTCGGGCAGTTTTTCAATTACGACCCGGGGCAGGCGTTAGATGATGAGGGCTTAGAGGCGACAATCGACACCGATCAGGTTAATGCTATTGTCGGCGTGTTTTCCGGTCGCGACTTTCAAGTGTTTACGACGGGGACCGAGTTTGTGGTACCGCAGCTTGACGGCGAGCCACTATCACCGCTCAACTTTATATTTAAACCCTCAACGCGCCGTGGATCACAAGGCGGCACGCGACCGGTAAGCACTGAGGGCGGGACGCTGTACCTGCAACGCGGTGGCAAGGCGATCCGCGAGTTTTTGTTTTCTGACATCGAAGGCAGCTACATATCTAACGACATCTCAATGCTGTCGTCGCACCTTTTGCAAACGCCGTCGCGAATGGCAATGCGTCGGGGCACGAACGTAGACGAGGGTGATCTGCTGCACATCGTCAACAGCGGTGACGGCAGTATGGCAGTCTTCAGTATTCTACGCTCGCAGAATGTCGTGGCACCCTCACTGCTGACCACGTCAGGCACGTTTGAAGATGTCGGCGTTGAAGATGCCGACGTGCCGCTGGTCTATGCCGTGGTCAAGCGCACGATTAACTCAGCGACTGTCTACTATCTTGAAGTGTTTGATGCAGATCACACGACAGACGCGTCTCTGCAATTTACGGCTACTGCAGGCAATTTGCCGGGCAGCACGTCAGTCTCCAGCCTAAATCATCTTGAAGGACAAAGCGTTAAAGTTATTGCAGATGATTCGGTTCTCGGTGACGAAACGGTATCGAGCAATGCAATCGCGACAGATCGCACGGCGACAACATACCTTGAGATCGGTATAGAATACCCGAGCTTCACCGACACGCTCGCCGGGGCAACGAAAACCACACCGCTTGCCCGCACAATGCCGGTTGAAACACGATTGCCGCAAGGACCGGTCTTAGGTGCAAAAAAGCGTGTCGTGCGTGTCAGCGCGATCCTCGACAATACGCAGAGCATGACGATCAACGGTGTCGATGTTCCGTTTCGCTCCCTTGGCAGCAACTTGCTAGACGAGGGTGTCAGCAAATTTACGGGCACGAAACAGATCGGCCCGTTCCTCGGATATGACCGCAAAGGTCAGGTCGAGGTTACGCAATCGCAACCATTGTTTATGACGCTGCTTGCGCTCGATTATCGCGTCAGCGTGTCGCCGGGGGATTAGATGGCACAAGGTGTTGCACTAGCGTTTGCCGCCGCTTCCGCTGCTATGCAAATACAGCGAGGCCGCACGCAGGCTGCTATGTTCGAAGGACAAGCGCGTGCGTTTGAGGTACAGGCTGAGTTTACGCGTTTTTCAGCAAAGCAGGAAAGTCTTAAGCATAAGGCGCAAGCTGTTTCAGAACTCGAAAAAACCCTTGTTAATTTAGCGAAGATTAACGCCGCCGCCGGTGCAGGTAATATCGATCCGTTTTCGGGAAATCCGTTTGGATTGCAAAACCGCGCTTTAGATGTCGGTGGAACGAATTACGCAATGGCAGACAACAACAGGGCCATCACGGTACTGCTCGGTGAGCAGCAGGCGCAAATGCAACTGTATCAGGCGTCTCGCGCTCGCGCTGCTGGTTCGGCAGCGAAGAAAGCTGGCGTGATGGGTGCGTTAATGACGATAGGAATGGCAGCGTTCAATTTTGCAGCGGTGCAAACGCCGGGCGCTGGGGGAATTGGTGGCAACTTGTCGGGCGGGGCAAATCCACTTGGCGGATTTGGGGTCGGTGGACCGGGCGGACTTGGTTCGCTTAATCCGATGGGCAAAGCTGGAACTTATCCGGTATTGAATTTCTGATGGCTGAACGATTTCCCAGAGCGTCACTTTTACAAGGTATGGTCACACCTGTGTCAGGTGGAGTGCGTGTGCCGACTGGCGCAGACCCAGCCCTGCAAATGCAGGCAAACATGCAGGGCTCGCTTGCGACGCGTCTTGATCAATTCGCAGCAACGGCAAATAAAATGGCTGTGGCGAAAGCTGAGACACAAGGTCTTGCCTTTGGCGCAGCTAACGCACCGACGGCGCAAGAAGTCTATCAAGCAGCACAGACAGGTCAGCCGCTTAATCTGCCCGGTGATGCGTCCAGCTTCAACGTGTTCCAGCAGGCAGCGTACAAGGGAAGTCTTGCCGTTACAGAGGATCGTATGGACATCGCCGGTAGGCGATATCTGACTAACGTGTTTGCTGAAGCGGCGGCTGATCCAGCTATGGACCCGTCTACCTTAACGGCAAAACTCGACAGCGCAGTGTCGGAGTTTGCAAGCAGCTTGTCCGCTGTATCGCCGCAATCAGGCGCGAAGGTCGGCAAGTCGTTAGGCATCGTTGCCAATAGCCAAGTCGT